ATAGCAACAGTATCTGCTGTAGTGGTTCAGTCTGGGGCTACAGTAGTATTTGCTGTTACGGATGTTGTACCTGTTTTAATCCAGTTTGACTGGTCAAGAGCTGTTGGGTTTGTTAGATACTGCGTATTATACTGGAGATTATCAGGAACATAGTAAGCTACTATAGATGGGTCTTGTTTGGTTGTGTTTCATAGTGCTATGTCTGCAGTTACTTCTGCTTGTGATAGCTCTTTATTCCATCATGCAAAGAAGTAAATTTGTCATAAGAATCAAGATCAAGCACGTGATAAAGAGAATCATACTGTTCAACTTGCACTTGGATCTCATGCTGGAACATTGGTTTGTTCAGCTCATGTAAGATATAACTTTCAAACCGAAGAGCCATCCCATGCATAATGTATTACATAGGTTGTATTAGTTGTAACAGTAAATGACTTTTTACCAATATATGAAGTGCCATTGTATATTCATACTCTCAATTCTCATGAAACAATTGATAATGCAACCCTATTAGATGTCGATATAACATTGTTATGTACTGTTTGTGCAGTAGTTACATCAGATCATGTCTTTATTTTTATAGCATACGAAAAGGCAGAAGCTAGTGTAAGAGCTGGTATTGCTGTGGTTGTAACAAGCAAGGATTGCGGTGTCAAAGTAAATCAGAAATAACTCCCATCTCCATCACTACCAGTGCTTACATTTCAAGATACATTCATATCATAGCCTGTTCTACCTATGGTAGCGTTTGAGGATATGTAGTCATTAACTCAATCAAATCAGAAAGCTAAATCCCTCCTAGCTCAAGAGCCAGCAGGTGCATTTCTATTTAGTAAATATCGAAGCATTCAGCCATCTGATCTCATGTTGTTTATAATTAGATTATAAAAGTTCTATTGCTCTTTTAACTGTACTTGTTACTTCTTCGCTATCAATAATATATTCTACTCTATCTATGTAGTCTGTACCTTTTCAAGCCATAATTTCGTCTATTTCTTCTTCTGTTTTTCATTCTTCTTTGTATTTGTTTATTTCTTCTTCATGCTTTGCTAGTTCCTCCATTTGTAGTTCTCTGTTGTTTACCTGTACATAGAACTTGCCATCATAGAGCAATGCTTGTTCTGACCCATTAATAATTACCATATATGGCGGGTATTCTATACCATCATCAGTCTCAGGCGTTTTTCTTACTTGTACACTCTCTATTTTAGAGAAGTAAAAGTAAACTTTCTTTTCTCAAATTGATACAATTTTTTTCATGTGTTAAGGGGGTAATAATAAATAATCCTTTATATCTACACCTCCCCCCATAGAAAGATGTAGATATAAAAGGGAGGGTTTCCCCTCCTATTTACTAGTTATCAAGTATTTCTACTTTAACCATTCTTTGAGCATTATCTTTAAATGTCTTGATACCATACAACATTCCAGACTTGATATAGTTAGAGAATTGTAATGGTCTTCTAGTTACTTCTACAGTTGCTTTCTTTTGGAAAATCAAAGTAGTACATTTATTTCTAATACCAAATACGTTTAATTGTTTCTTAAGTGCGGCAGTCCATAAGTTACTTCCAGAAGTTAAACTAGAAGAAGTAGTCAATGAGTTAGCTCCCTTGTAGTAAACAGTCAAAGTATTAGCTGTATTATCGTTTACTGCTACAACTCTTGCAGTGAATTTTCTAATATTAGCAGTAGATAATGCTACACCACCTGCGGTAGTAGTTCATGGAGCATTAATTAATGCAGCAAGATTAGCTCTTGTAGCATCAACATCACCTCAAAGATCAACATCACCTGCATTAGTAGGAGAAGCAACAAAAGTAAATGTAACACCTCCAATAGTTACTGTATCATTAGCAGTTGGTTGAACACCTAAAGCTAATACTGCAGAACAAGTTAGGTTATTTGTAGAGTACAATTTAAATCCAGCGATTTGGTTGAAGTATCCATTCTGTGATACATTATCACCTAGATCTGTAACTTTAGCGCCATAGTAAGAAGCAATCTTTTGTTCAAACTTAGGAGACACCGCAGCTACGAAGTCAGTATCGATTACATTAGATTCATGTAATTCTCTAGTGACAGCAAATACAGTTTCAGCTACATTACTTGACGTAAGATCAATTCCTTGTCCAGCTGTTCCTCATACACTTCCTGCATCTACAGTATTGAGTGAGTTAACTACTTCATAAAGTACATCCATGTCAATTTTAGACTTCATAATCTCACCAAACTGATCACCATAAGTAGAAGCCAAAGGATAAGAGGATTGAATTTCATCCCAATCGTGTACCTCAAGTACTTTAGATCGTTGTTTATCTACAGTAAGAGTTTCGATTGTATCAGATACATCAGTAACAGTTAAGTCACTAGTTCTGTTCATTACATCTACATCATCATCAGCAGATACAGAACTATATGGTCTTTGATATGATTTACCATAAGTAAGAGCCATAGATTTGTTTTCAGCAAGAATCATTGCTACTGATTTCTTCATGAAAACGTCTTGTTGAGATCTTGCCATAATGTCGGCAAAGTTAAAAGAATTAGCCATTGTTTAATAAATTTATAGAATAAAGTTGTTCTAGAAAGTTTCCACCGGCTTCAATGTTGCTTGTCATGATCGAGTCTTTTTAAGGGCTTGAAATTCTGCATCTGATAGATCGTCGATAGACTTCGGTTGGTTGTCAAGCGTTCTATCTCATACTAGATTTCTATCTTTTGCCATTGCAAGTTTATCCTTAGTTCAGAATCAATACTGTTCAATAACATCTTCGTAGGCTACTCACTTACTAGCTGAAAGCTCTTTAATAGCTTTCTCATAGGGTCTTAAGGAAGGGTTGTTTTCAATAAGGTGGTTAAGTTGTTGCTCGGATACTAGAGACTCTTTCATCTTTAGAGCTTCTTCTTGAGCTGTCTGCTTAATATAAGCAGCTCGTTCTTCTGCAGTGTTTCATTCATTACTAGTTCATGAGTTTCTAAGTGCTGCAAGTTCTTGAGCTTGTTTAGTAAATCATGCTTGTAATGCTTTGTACTGTGCTTCTCGGTCTGTAGAGTTTCACTGAGTGGTAATTAAATTACCTTGTTCATCGAATTGTTCTGACATGTGTTTTGTGGGGGTAAAATTTAAATAGCCAATTAGGCTTTCATTGCATCCAATCGATCAAGGAATGATACGGCATAAGAATACTTTGCCTGATAGTAACTTGTCAACTCTTTGGGAGTTTTTGGGTTAGCTAGTGCTTGCATTGCATTCTCTGCTTCTAATTCATGATACTCTTGAATGAATCTCCATTCATTACGAACTGTTAAAGCTTGGACTGCTGCCTTTTGCATGTCAAAATAATCTCATTGGTTCTCTGGTTTAGCAAGTAGTCATAATAATTGCTTTACTTTAGAGTGTAGATTAAGTAGCTTCATAGGGGTTAATTCATAATAAATCGTAGTTTATAGCCTTCGGGCTATGTTTACATTTGCGGTGTCATTGGTTGCGTAGATGGTGCTTGTGGCTGTTGTAATCACATCATCATTTGCATTTGTCCTGCCTGATCTATCATATTACTGGAGTCAATCTCTGGGAATGTCTCAATAACATTTTGGAACAACTTCTGTAGGTTTACTGGTACTCCTGCTTGTTTAGCTTGCATTGCTATATTTCGCATAGCTAAAGAGTCATTTCTTTTTGCTTCTGTGCTATCGTAGCTAGAGGATCAAGATTGTATCTTTATTTCGTACTTTTCTACTGCATCTCTTAGAGCTTCTTTGTTTATCTCTCGATAGCCTTTCTCTGCTTTTACGTTTATGTTTGCATCCATATTCTCAAACTCCATCTGCAAAAGTTTATAGGTTAGCCTTACTAGACTTTCTTCAAAGTGTTTTCTCGTTTCACCTGTTACTGCATCTGTTTCATACGATTGTATCTTCGCACCTGTTGCTGTTTCAGTTAGTGACTGTTCAGTAATAGGCGAGTTAGTATTGATAGTGAATGATGCTGCTTGTATTTGTCTTTCAATATCGTTTTGTTCTTGGAAGTATGAGGCGTGTAACTCTCTCATTGGCATCTGTGGTATGTTCTCCAGTGCTTCTGGTCAAGTTCTTGTTGTAGCGATTATATTTCCATGTCATTGGTTAAGTTTTCTTGGATCGACACCACTTGCAGGACTTCGAATATAACTAGGCTTTAGAATTTGATTTACATACTCACTGGCTCTGTTCTTCTTCCAGTTCATCTCTTCTTGTAATCCTAGTATAGGCTCGAGGTAACCTGTAGCATAAAAGAACTCTGTGTCCTCAAATACTCTAAAGTCCTCATAAGGCAATACTGATATTTCTTGTGCATATACTAGAATAGTATCTGATACAGTCCAGAACTCATATAATCTTTCTTTGCTCATATCTTTGCTTTCTGATATGTCATAATATCCATAATAACATTTTACATCGAGTTTATCGGGTCTAATCATAGATGATATACTTAGTCCAGTTATTGCTTGTATTTGGCTTTTATATGTATCAAAATCACCACTCTGAGTCGCTATACAAGCATCAATAAGCTTGTCTATATTCATATACTTTTTCTTATTCTTAGTGAAGTAAGATAATCTAATGTTTCTTGCTATGTCTATGATGCTCGGCATATCTTCCAATCTAGTATATCTAGGATCGAAATAGACATCATCTCGACTTTTAATATCTATGGAGGTGTACTGCTCATATACTTCTTCTTTAATCTCCTTCTTTACTGTTTGTATTTCATTACCCATCTCATCAATCTCTATTCATTCTTTATCTTGTGGTGTTCTTTTTAGTCTGTACTTTGGTGATAGTTTAGCGAATGCAAGTCAATACCTTACTCCTGCTCTAGCTCGTAGTCTTAAGCTCTCTATCATATCTTGCTTACAATAGATTTCACTTATTCTATCCTGTACCGCTAGAGACCTTTCGCTTGTTTGCTCTTCATCGCTTTCATAGTCAGTAGAAGTTACTATAGGCTTTGGATTTTTAGACATTATTCTGGGTACTATTCTATTTTCTATCTCGTGTACTTTGTTTACTTTAAATTTAGTTTCCCAGTCTTTTCATTTACTAGAAAATGTAGATACTTCCTCGTATATCCTTACCATTCTATCTCTTCGAGTTTGTGTTCTGTTTTTATAGTCAGTGAATGTATTACTAACATGCATTACTATTTCATTCTGTTGATCTTGGGTAAGTTTTAGCATAGTGTTACTAGTTATAAATTACATTTCAATTCTGATCATATTCTATTTGTATTGGTCTATATGCTTTAGTATTAGGCGTTAAGGTGTACATGTTATATACCATTTGCAATGCATCAATAATATCATCGTGCTTTGCTCTTGGAAACTTTATTAACTGCTTTTCTAGTTCCATGCAGTCTCTAGTATGGAATATTAGTCCGTTCCTATAGAATGCAATTAGACTTCTTATTTTAGCATTCTTATCTCCTGTTTGTCTTATCTCTTCTATACTACAGTATATTCATAGTTTAGTTAGTTGTTGCTTTAGGAATGTTACAATAAGGCTTTGTGCTTGAAATGCTTCTATTCATATTTTTTCTGGGTTTCGTTTTCTTATATGATAGATTATCTTTTCTTGCATTATATCAGCTGTAAATCTTCCAGCTGTATATTCTATTATGTACATCTTTTCATCTTTAAATCATACAGTCATTATAGCGGTTTGATCATTCTGTTGTCAGGTCTTGAATGCTGGATCTACTACAGTGAATATTCTTAATCATGCTGGTGGTTGGTCATAGTATCTGAACCATTCCTCGTGAAACTCTTGTGTTTCCTTATTAGTTGGCTCTTGTTGATACTGACTAGAGAATACTAACGGATCTTGCTTTTGCATTTGGTGGAGCATTTCTATTGGGAATCTTTTCTCAAAGAATGATTCTCCTTTCCTTCTGTACTGGTCGTCATCTTCTGCAATAGCTGGAATGATTAACTTTTCTCGTTGTTCTCCGTGTGTCTCTTGTTCTATAAGATGTCAACATAAGTCATCGTCATGTAGTCTTTGCATTATTATCACTATTGCTCAGTCGCTTTTGTTATTTAATCTTGAATAGAGTGTATTGTGATAGTTGTTATTTACTCCTATTCTTACTATATCACTCATTGCATCTCATGGTTTTAATGGATCATCTATAACCATTATATCACAACCCTTTCAGGTTATTGTACCAGTTGCACCACTTGCATAATATTGTCATCATTCAGTGTTTTCTCGGTGTTGTTTGGTGTTCTGGTCTTCTCTTAGCTCTACTCTTCTTGGGAATATAGATAAGTAAGTATCAGACTCATACATTGATCTACACTTACTAGAGTTATCCTCTGCAAGTCAGGATGCATATGATATACCCATGAACTTCAACGCTGGCTTCTTACCTATACACCACGCAGGGAAGGCAATTGAAACAATCTCTGTCTTGAGTGATCTTGGAGGTACATTTATGATAAGCCTTTTAGTCTTTCAATAATATACATCTTCTAACCTCTGACAGATAAGCTCCAAATGTCGGTTTCTATCTACTTTTACTTTCCTTTCTACCTCTCGATAGTAAAGTAAGAACTCATAGAGGGATTCCCTTTGTGTTTTGTGTATCTGCTCTAGCTTTATTATAGCCAATGCTTCTTCTTCTTTCATATTGATTTGGGGGTAAAAGTAAAGTTTATGACTTATTACTTGCTCGTCTGTGGGGGTTTAGAAGTAGGCATAGATAGACTTTTTACTTCATTAACTCTATTAGGCAATCAATTGCCCATAGCCCCGCCATTGTTCATAGTATCAGTTGTATTGTTTCCATATTTACTAGCATAAGATTTAAATTTATTATAATAATCTGTTACAAACTTTGTTGATACTCACATTGCATTAGCCAACTCACCAATTAGTCTTGGTGATGTAGCGAGTAATGGTATTAAATAAGTAGGATTTATAAGAGAGCTTATTTGTCATAAAGCTACTCATCAGGCTATTCATACACCCATCAACCCTCTTGGCATAATAGGTTGCATTTGCAGTCATGCTACTTGTCAGAGCACGTTTCTTCATGTAGCCTCTTGCATCTTTTGTACTACCATTTTTCTAACTTCTTGATTGTCTCTTAACAATCATTTAAGCTTTGTTCATATTGTTGATATGTTTTCTTTCCTTCACATTCATGTAGCTTGTTTTATGTCCTTTACTAAATTACTTAGCTCTGCATATCATTTAGTCATTTCAGCATATTCTGGCACTACTTTT